TTTTGACTTGGCCTCCTCCAACTCATAAAGGAGATCAAGTATCTCCTTCTTTTGGTCATCGGGTAGGTTGGCTATTTTTTGATTTATCGCCGTCATTTGACCCATGTTATGTTTTCAAACCCTTAACAGTGGTGTCCAGAGGAAGTTTTGTTTCCAAGCATGTGGCAGACCAGTCGATTATCTCACCCCTGTCAAGTCTGGGCTTATGCAATTCCAGAACAATCTCACGGTTAGGACACTCAGTTACGTTCTTTGAAAACGTTCTTATTTCCCCTTCCGGGGTTACGATTACGGAGAAGAAGACAAAAAAGGTATAGAACTCCATCACTCATCCTCGTCACTTACACACCTGTTCATTAGCACAGATTTTGCCAATTCAAGCAAAAAAACCATGTCAGGCGCTTTTCCGTGGGATGTAGCCATAAACAGATTGCCCTCGTCAGTCCAACCGACAACGATGGCTTCGGTCATGGTAACCTCATCCTTTAGATGACTAAGCATCTCATTCGGGTCCAGATCTAAATCGTCATCCAGACCTTTGCCACGAGGGAACTGTATTACATTACTAGACATTTTTATCTCCCTCTCCCAAAATAATGACGGTGGGGGAGCTAGGGAGGTAGCTCAACCCCACCGGAGGTGCCGGGAGACTTAGCACCTCAACGAACATACTACAGAAAAAAATCGACACGCGCTAGGCGAGACGTTTTTTTGTGGCCCTATATTATATATATATATATACTAATATATTATAACTTACTAATTAAGGGTTTCGGGAGGTAGAAATGACTTACTCAGTATTAAGAAGATCAAATGAAAATCACGATATTTTTTATTGTGTGGGCATGAATGACGAGCCAATGACAAACCCGACACATTCATCGCTGGCGGCAAAGCAGGCAAAGGCCATTTGCGAGAAGTACAAATTACAGGGGCAATACTCTATCAACATGTTGTTTAGAATAGACTCCGAAAGAAAAGCAAAGGCTCAATGCGAGAAGTCAAATAAAAAAACCGTTGAAGATCCGTATGGCGAAGCAGAGGATGAGTGAGTTTGAAATTTTTTTTGCAAAATTTTTTACCCCCTAGGATTCCTACCCTCTTTTTCTAATGAAGGGTAGGGTCCTCACGAGCTTCCCAGTCCTCCCAAAGCAAAAGGGTGCGGGTATGTACCACTTCCATCATCAAGACCGCCTCAGAGGGCGTTAAATCGCCCCACAAGGCTATCTCATCTACAGTCCTATTACACCCTAGGCAAAGTTCACTCTCCTCATCAATGAGGCATGTCCCTATGCAAGGAGAGGGTATTTCAAGAAACTCTGACATTGGTTGTGTAGAACCTCATGTATATCCGAGTACGATGCGGCGTACTGTCAGGGGTGGTTGGGGGTAGGTGGGGTTGGCATATCCGGCCATTTCAAACAGGGCGGTCACGATCCGATCAACCGATCCAAGCGCGCCTTCAAATCTTTTTCAATCTCTGACGCTGATCTTTCGCTGGTCTCAGCCTGTTCGATCCGGTCAGTAAACATGCCGACAGTCTTGCCCACCAATTCCAATGCCCTGATGCGTGACGATGCATTGTCTGCCTGATCCGCTTCCTCACTGAGCCTTTTCAAAACCCATTCCTCTCGCCTGCGCTCAATCGTGCGGCGATCTGCTTCCATATCGGCTTGGATGTCCTTTATCCTTGCGGAGACCTTGGGGTTTTGTGCAAGGCGGCAAGCCTCAGACCATAGGGTTGAACTCTTCATATTATCAGCCGAATAACATTCCCTATATGCATCACTCAGCATTGACCCGCTAGCCACCAGCTTAGCGAAGGCCTCTTGCTTGCCTGTTAGTGGTTGCTCTTTACCCACTATCTTTAGATGTGTTGGTTTCTTTGCCATGTTCTATCCCCTATGAGCGGAATGCATTGTCCTTGGCGGACAGCATACGCGGTTTTAACTTTGGTTAGTCTATCACCCAGAAAAGTTACATGGAACCTTTGGGCAACCCCTAATCATCACTATGCCTTTAATCGCCCATAAAAGCCCCCTGAGCGGCTTTAGGGTGTTTTGGGTACATTCACACCTAAAATAGTCTAGAGGCGTTTTTAGCTTCCACACTGCATTACAAGACGCATCCATAAATAAATGTAAAATAATGTAAATAAACGTAACCATATGGGGTTGACACGATATCCATATTGATTTAACACCGGAGGTGTCCAGCAAGCCGATAGGCACCGCAGGGCAGGGGCGGCAGCTATGCCCGATCTTTAACAGCCACAGGAGGCACATACCGCAAGCGCACATTGGGTTGGTAGCCCAGCGACACTCAGGGAACCCCACTGCCCTTGGCAACGGTTTACGAAGCACCCTTTCACTGCTTGCCCCTGAGACCAGATGTTCCGCCCACTTCCTGCGTGATGGATGCCAGACCCCCCAAAGAATGCGATGGTGCCAATCCAATGGCTGAAGCGACTGGGTCAAAGTTCAAACAACCGACTGGGCGGAATGATGGGCAGACTGACAATCTGCCCTTCCTTTAGCTACCTGATGATGCTGGCTTAGGACACCAGCGAAACACCGCACCCTGCGGTGTCGTAGCGTCCTGCTATTTTCAAACTTTTTATGGAGACTGCCGCCATGGCTAACCAAGCTTTTTCACTATCCGCAAATACTGTTTCAACCGTTGCCACCAATGAAGGCACAATCGCTGGCCTCAAGGGTGACGCAAAGATGGTCACTGAACAGGTCAATGCCACTAAGCTGGCAACCTATGCTGAGTTAATCAGCGCAATCTCAGGCATCACCCTGACCAAGGGCAACTTGCCGCGCACTATCTCAAAGACTGTGCGTAATGACCTGACCACAGATGGCGGCTGCAAAGATGCTGTCGCAAAGAAGTATCTGGAAAACTCTGTCGCTGCCAAACGCGAGTTTGGGTTTGGTGATAATACCACGCCAACCGCTGTGATGGCTGTATTCAGTGACCAAGGCATTACATCTGAGGCCAAGCTTGCAAAGGCGGTATCGGGTGAGGGTGAAAAATCAGCCGCCCTGATCCTTGCTGAAAAGGTCATGGGCAAATGGTCAAACAAAAAAGACGACAACGGCAATGTCGTGCAGGGTGACAAGTGGAAAGACGGCCTAGACGATGAAGAGTTGGCTGTTTTCTTTGATGAGATGAACGCCCTGCAAGCAGCCCGAAACAACTACCATGCATCTGAGGCAGCAAAGGCTGCACAAGAGGCAGTCGAAAAAGAAAACGACACAGTGAACGATGTCGTTGACCAATTCTAATAATGGGGGCTTTGCCCCCTCTTCTTTTTTCAACTTTAGGAGAATGTAATGAAACTATCTCAGGCAAAGAATATCGTAGCGGCTTCAATCGATAGCCAAATTCAAAACGCGACAGGGCGTGATGCTCAGCGTGTTATCCCCTACCTGATCGGCGGTGCTGGCCTTGGCAAAACGTCAGTCATTCAACAAATTGCCGAAGAGCGTGAGCATGGGTGTTATATACTGTCATTGGCTCAGTTTGATGCCGCCGAATTGGGGGGCATTATTGCCTTGATTGACGGTGATGCAAAGCGGATCATGCCGCATTGGCTAGCCAAGATCACTGACATGGCTTCCAAGATGGAAGCGGTCTATTGCTTCTTGGACGAATTGCCACAGGCTCCGGTTTCAAATCAGAACGTGGCGGCTCAGATCGTGAATGAGCGTAGGATTGGCGAGTTCAAGCTGCCTGACAACGTGGCTATCGTTGCCGCTGGCAACCGCACCAGTGATCGGGCTGGCACAAACAACATGCCCACCCATTTGCGTGATCGCCTGATGTTCCTAGAATGTGAAGCAGATTTAGAAACAACTATCGCTTACTTTATGGCTAACGGTGTGCATGAGGATGTGACTGGCTTCTTGCGGTCACGCCCTGAGTTCCTGCACAAGTTTGATCGTGATGCGAATGCGTCACCGTCACCGCGCTCATGGGATCGGGTGTCAACAATCTTGGGCTGGCAGTTACCACCAGTCGAACAGGCAGAGGCAATCACTGGTCAGGTAGGCCGTGCAGCTTGCGCTGATTTCATGGGATATGTGAAGCTGAAGGATCACATGCCTGACCTTGACAAGGTTATCAGCAACCCTGACAGCGCTGATCTGCCGAATGATGCCATGGTGCTTTACGCCACCGCATCTGGACTGGCTCACCGTATGAACAAGTCGAATGCTGGCAACGTGATCAAGTACCTCAAGCGGCTTGACCAGCAAGAGTTCGCGGCATTCGCTGTAAAGGATGCAGTCAATCGTGACCAGACGCTCAAGCAGTCTGAGGCTGTTCGCCAGTGGATACTGTCGGATGGTAAGCAGCTTATTCTCTAACACAATGGGGGGCGGCATTACCGCCCCTCAAAAGTTTCATATAACTTTTTGGGAGATGCATTATGGATGCTGATTTGAAAATTGCCAGAGCCAAGACACAATTGGTTCTGAAGCACCCATTCTTTGGGTCATGCGCTATGGGTCTTAACTTTAGTGAGACCACCGCCCTGCCGACAATGGCAACCGATGGCAAGTCGATCTTGTGGAACCGTGAGTTCGTTGACAAATACGATCAGGACATGGTCATGGGTGTCATTGCCCATGAGGTCTTGCACGTTGTGTTCAAGCATTGCTTGCGTATCGGTGACCGTGATCACAAGAAATGGAATATATGCACAGACATTGCCATCAACGATATCTTGAAGGGTGACGGCTTTTCCCTTCCCGCCGATGGCATGTACCACGACAGCAAGCCTGAGTGGGTGCAGTACAAGGACTGGGCGGCAGAGCGCATCTATTCACACATGCCTGACGATCAGACACCTGACGATGCACCGTCATGGGGCGGCGTCATAGAGACCATGGGTGATGATGGTGAGCCACTATCTGATGCTGAGGCCAGCCAGATCGAAGCTGAGTTGGATATCAAGACGCTGATGGCTGCCGATGCTGCCAAGGCTCAGGGCAAGTTACCAGCCAAGATTGACCAGCTAGTCCAAGTGATGCGGCGTTGCCAGATCGACTGGCGCGATGTTCTTAACCGCTTCATTGGTGGTGATCAGCCTGACGATTACACATGGCGCAGACCACAAAAGAATGCTTGGTTCAATCAGGGCGTGTATCTGCCCAGCGTTGACAAGGTGGGTGCCGGTGATG